CTATTCTTCACGATTTCAACCTTCGACATCGTAAGTTAGCGGAGTATCTATCTCTGGATCCCGATACCGATGAGTTCGTCTCTGGTGACTATTCTGCCGCCACAGACGGTCTCGATATCCGTCTATCGAAGCTTTTTCTCGAAACTCTTCTCGAGATGGTCCCTAAGAAAGACCAGGTTCTTAAAACCCTTTTTCGTCGTACTCTCCTGGAACAGGTCCTGATTTACCCTCAGAATACTCAGAATCCTGTTTACCAGAAGAACGGCCAACTCATGGGATCTGTTCTCTCCTTTCCCTTCCTTTGCTTAGCCAACCTTTTTACTTATATGGTTGCCTTAGCAAAAGGGGATAAGCTTCGAGCCCATTCCCTAGTCTCCAATCAGAAGTTGATGAGACGGTTACCCGTCCTCATCAATGGTGATGACATCCTTTTTCGGGCTGGTGATGATTTATATCATCACTGGCTTCTTTCGATTAAGTCTGTTGGATTTGTCCCCTCCGTCGGTAAAAACTTTCGCCATCAAAGGTTTTTAACAGTTAATTCTGTCCCGATAGAGTTTCAGCCCGCTCCTAAGACTCCTTCTGAGTTCTGGGGAAAGATGTCATGGGCTGATATGGCGGAGCTGGAGGAATCCTCTCCCGGGTTCCCCCTTTTCCGTCCGGATACATTGACTGATTCCTTCTCAATTCTAGGTTTCATCAATGTTGGCCTCCTTACTGGTCAGTCGAAGTTGACCGGTCGTGACGCTTTGAAGTCCTTGCCTCTTTCTGGCTGGCACTCCCAATCCGTCTTAACCGCTCTCAACCCCGCACAAGCCCACCGCTGGTTTATTCATTATCATCTTGATGAGATCCAGAAGCAAACTCGTTTCGGTGGAACGACCTTGAACCTCTTCGCCCACCCCCTTAAGGGTGGCCTTGGTTTCTCGGTTCCCCCGGGCATAGAGGCACGGTTCTCTCCTGAACAACGTCGCCTTGCCCAGGCTCTCTTCCTGTCTGCCTCCTATACTTATGAAGGCCTGGAAGAAGAGTTCGAGCTTCCCTCGTTGGTCTCTGTGGTTTCCCCATCAACTGGGGCTCCCCTTTTGGGCCACAAAATACAACGTGCGATGATCCAGCTCTACCCTGCGAACACACCCCTTACGCCTGGTCGTGTGCCCTTTGAGGATACTACTTCTATTTCCCCAATCGTGCTCACCCAGTCGTATGGGGTGCAAGACCCGTCCGACGACAGAACAAAGGTCCGCTGTCGTCTCACTGGTAGGCAGATTCGCCAACTTACAAAACGTTGGAAAGATACTGTTGATCTTCACCCTGTTGAAGATATGACATTCTTTCCTTTCGTTCTTGTTCGTTTAGACGAGTCTTCTGAGGGTCAGGGAATTTATTCCCCAGAGGTCGTTTTCCAGGATATCCAGTCTATGGAGATCTTGGATGCGACCCCTCCCAACCCTCCTCCTACTCCGGAGTTGGGTCTCGAAGAAACCATCCCTTCGAGCTCAGAAGTTGCCTCTCGCAACGAATCCATCAACTTCCTTAGTCTTGCCGACTGGGAGACCCAAGAATATATTCCTCGGATCCCTATCGTCCTGGATGAGGAAGTCGTTAAGACCGATGATGGCGGCCTCCCCGACGGTTCCTACGTTGGTCGGAGTTCAGTTGGTCGTAAACGACGTCGACACGATTTAGCCACTCCTAATGCTTTTCGTCCCGGCGCCTACGGCTACTGATTGGACTAGGGGGTCCAGGGAGCATCCTTTCAAGATGAGGTCCAAAACGGTGGCGTAATTGCCTTAATCTAACCGTACGAACCAAATCGTCTAGAGACTGCACGGCACCTATCTCTCCCTGGATGAACAGTCCCTGTATTGTTCCGGGCCTCCCCCACAGAACAAATACGATGCCTAAAGGCATTAAGAAAGCTGTCAAGCGTGGCTTAAAAAACGCTAAAAAGGAGCTGGGTCCCCTCGTCAAAGGGATCGCTCGCGAAGCACTCCGTGCTGCGAAGAATGAAGCAAAGGCCTCTGGCCTTGGCCTTATTTCTCGAGGAATGAAGAACGTCTTCGGATCAGGCGATTATAAAACTAATAGCCTCATCCGAGGTGGGATGCAATCATCCCCGTCCTTCGGGCCCTCGAACTCCACCTTTCGCCGCCGGGAATGCCTGGGCGAAATTACGACCTCTGCCACGGCTAGGGCATTTAAG